TGCCAGCAAACATTCCTTTCTTAGCAGGATCGAGTTTAGTGTCACCTGCCCATTTTTCTTCAAGTGATCCTGATCCGCTGAAGTTTGCTCCGCCTGTACCATCTTCCCATAATTTTTTGAGATCTTGCTCAAGTGTGGACTCAAGTATTTGGCGCACTGGGCTTGAAGCTGACTTTTTGCTTTCAGCTAACTGTTTTGGTTCAGCACCAATACTGTTTAATTTGGCGTTTAAATTGTAAAAAAATGTCATTTTATTATCCTCTGGGCTGCGCACCGGTGGCAGGGCGTTTGGGTCTTTTTTCTGCATGGGTCATTGGACTATCTGTTCCCATGGGGAGATCATTTGTGGTTTTGGCTTTTGCGGGACTACCACCTGCTATCTTAAAATTACTGCGATAGGCGTTCTTCAGTACCGCATGATCATACGGATCAGCTGAATAGTCATCGCTTAGTTCTTTTTGAAGTTTGTCAGGGGCAGGGTAATTTGTATCAGTTAATAAATCTTTATTCTCTGTCTCAACTTTATGCTTTTCGATATCCGCCACATCATCATAATAACTATTTTGCATAATGATCTTGTTTGGACTTAGCCCAATTAACTGAGCAAACTGCTTAATCTGTGGTTCGATAGCAGGATAACGGAATACTACATCAAAGTGATTTACTTTTTCATTTTCAAACGCTGGAAAATCAGCTGGTTTGGTCTGAATGGGGGTTGACTTAATCGCTGCTATAGACACTGGATCAAACTGTGCGAGTTTATCCTTGAGTCTGTCATAGAACCCTGCTGGCAAATCACCTACTATCTTGATACGATAGTTGTAGGTTCTTTGGCTTTCCGTGAGATAGTCTCTGAAGTTCTTCATATTATTTTCCTATATTATATTTATGTTAATCTTCTTTTTGTTGTCTGGCACTGAGTATCCGATCCAGCAGATCATTGCGTGTCAATATCTGCCCTTCAGCAGTCTGCATGTTACTAGTGGAATCTTCGCCACGATTTTTAGCAGCATCTTGGTCTAGTTTCAATTTTTTGAGCTGAAGATCGATGACTTTTAATTTTTTGTTTAGTTTAGTAGTTTTTGCGGTCAGCGCATGTCCTAACATAGTACTGGCTACAGCGAAAAGCTCTCCGGAAAATCTGCTATCTACGTTAAATCCCAGATCAGTGAGGTCTTGAAAGCTCTGTTTGGCTAGATCTGCTATCTCATCTAGTTCTCGATCACTAGTTTCTAGATCCCTCACACCAGGTAGTGCCTCGTCAATTTTATCTATCGTAGCATCGATAGTCATTATCGCTGATTGAGTTTCTTCTTGAGTCAAATCTTGAGATACCGCAGCAAGGGGTTCTAATTTGTCAAAACCAAAAATCTCTTCTAATTTAGTCGTCATATGGTATTTACCATATTTTATTCAAGGGCTACTTCTTTTTACCACCCTGATGAAATATCATGTCCTCAGTCAACACTCTAAAAAATAGGCCATATTGCTTTGACCATTTTTGAGCCGCTGCCCATTTGGCGTAATTGACTGCTATAGTGGCCCGGTCATTAGTACTGGTTTTACTCTCTAAAACACTCTGTTTCTTAGGTTTAATTTCTATCAATTCAGCACGTACTGAGTCTTTTGGCCCACGATAAGTTACGATAAAATCCGGAACATATATTGTCATTTTTCCTGTCAAGGGATGGCGATAAGGAATCTTAACAGGTTCGCTAGCCCATTGTAGTATGTTGTCATTGTTATCACAAAACATCATAAATGACATTTCCCATGAGCTGCGATAATAAGGCGTGCCTGCCCCGGCATATTTGTGAGTGTTTCTTACTTTGTATTCGCCTCGATGAAATTTATTCATGATTATTGTTTAACATTCCTAGCCACATAATAGTTTGGGGTAACAGGAGTTTGAATACCCATCATCGTGCTTGGGCTTTGAATCGTATTCAAATAATAAGCAAAATTTAATGTGATCTGCGGTTTTGACAACCCTTTCATTGACTGCAGCAAAGTCATAACTGGTATATTAGATAAACTAGCAATGCGAAATAGTGTGACCGTAAAGTTTCCCGCTTGTTCTTTTGTAGCAAACACCGATCGAAAATAACTGTGCACTACATCGTATTCTATAGCACTTACATTTTGCTGATAGCTATAAAATCTATCAAATATCTGTACCGTTCTGTCTATCGAAGGATTTAATGCGTTAACTGTGCCCATAATTGTACCTATCTACCAAAAGATGTAGTAGTGCCGCCTTGAGTCTCAGTAATTATCTCACCATTTGGCCCATATCGAGTAGTATTATACTGTATCGGAGATGTTGGGAAAAATGCCCCATTAGGAGAATTAGCAGTGGAATTCATCTCTCCCGGTAAAGTTCCCTGGGCATCTTTGCTTAATCCAGATTGTATATCTTGCCCATATACATCATCAGGATTGACTTCTTCTAACGTATTATATGCTGTATTAGGTTGCTGTACCCCGCCCACAACCTGCGAATAACCACCTTGCCCAGAATTTAATGCCTGTAAATCTTGTACACTACCTCCGCGAGCCTGTTTCATGCCGCCTTGACCAAATACTGTGTTACGACCAATCGCTGTAGAAATATCAGATGGATAGGTGTCATAGTGGGCAGGATCAGCAAATCCAGTGACCGTGTTGGAAGGTTGGTCACCGCCGATATCCCCCGAATAATATTTTACGGTTTCATATTCTATTTGAACATCATTTTGAAGTGTACCTCCGCCTTCATTGTAATCATAACTATCACTGCTCCAACTCGATATCAGCGGATTAATCAAAACCCAAGCAGAGTATTTCTTCTGGCTGAGCCCAAAAATCGTTATATCATGAAAAAATTGCGGCTTGCCGTTCGCACTGGTGCCAGTAGTACCATCACTTGGACTTTCACCGGCGTAGCCCCAGTCAGCCGATAATAAAATCTGACTGTAAATGTCGTTGACATTATAATTAAATCCGTTACTAACAGAGTTTATTGGTCCGATAGATCCAGACATAGCAGGTACATTATTGTAAGATTTTGTGGGATCTTTATAATAATAAGAATAATATTGATACCACATATTTCGTATCAAGTCACTTTGATCATCGTGAAATGCGATGCGACTTGATTCGTATTTTAATTTAGTCTGTATCACTCGCTTGCGATTATATTGATTTAATACTTCAGTGTTAATTTTAAATTTCGGAAGTTCTACAGATTTAACCATTAATCCAATAGAAGATACCGCTCCGGCGCCATATGTAGCCTGCAGAGACGGGACCGCAATCGTGTTTATATTGAAATATACATGGAATAAAAACTTTAATTTAGGAGTAAGCGCGTACCCGTTAGGTAAAAACGTTTTTGCGGCATGGGCATAATCCGCAATAGGATTTACAGCCGCTGGCTGTAGCGAATTATTGCCCTGCCCAAAAAAGGCCATTTAAAATTTAAACTCCGTTTAGTGCGCCAGTACCAGTTGCTAATGTACCTGCGGTTTGGGGAATAGCTTGACCAACACCAACAGTAACTCCAGCTTGATTAACTTGAACCGCATTGTCAAATGTAATGCTCAAAGTAATTTTAACTGCTTCACTGGCATTATAATCCATCTTATTATAAGTGGCCGATTTTAGATAACATCCAAGAATATTCCACTCTTCGAGAATAACTGGCTCAATCGTACCATTACCGCCATCCAGCACTTGAAATACCGTAGTAAATTTATAATCAATGCCTGAACTAGCAGAACTTTGCTCTAGGAAATCTAATTGTTTCTGCAATTGTTCGCCAACTAGCTGACTTACATTACCTTGAGCATCATCACGAAGATCGCATGCGATATCTTGCCACATGTGCTTGCCAGCAATCTTAATAGTACTATTATAAATTGGCAATTCAATTTGTTTAAATTCAACATGTGGTCGATCAAACGACATAACTTGTTTCGTCAATTCAGTAGTAGGTGTGCTAACACCAAAATTATTAAAATATACTCTAAACCGATAAGACAGTTTTGGCATTAACAGACCCTGAGTTGTTGCGCTTTGTCCGTCAGCACCCAAGGGTACGGTCATATTTGTTAACGATGATGTTGCCATGTTTAAATCTCCAATGTACTTTTATTTAGTTAATAATTTTGGTTATTTTTCCAAATTATATTAAGCAGCAGCCTGTGAAGCAATCGCACCTGTATTTTCTATGCGTAGTGGGATATAGATAAACTCTACTGCTTTCACAGGTTCTATCGCGATATCCACCCATAATTGATTTTGATCAATAGTAGTAGGAGTGTTGTTTGAAGCATCACATACTACCAAATAATCATATATACCACGTTTAGCTACTAGATCAATCATCAAACTAGTGATAGATTTACTAATCTCACTGCGCGTTATAGAATCGTTTGGCTCAAATAGATATTGTTTACCTATTGTATTGAGTCGAGCACGAATATAAGATACTAATCGCGCTACGTTAATTCTATC